TGCGTGCATGTGAATGCGTTGGGCGGCACCACGATTACAGCACCGGTGATCCCGGATGCAATCGTCACCATGACGTTCTGCGAGTAGTTAGAGACGCTAGGAGCGCCGACGTCGCCTAGGTCCTCGACCGTGAACGTCCCACTTCCGAACGGAAGTGTAGCCCGGTAGAAGTGCGTCCCTGAGTAGGCGTAGATCACGCCAGGCCGATCCGCGTTGATCGCCGCGACTGGCCCGGCCCCGAACACCACGCCGAAGCCAAACGGGTCCAGTCCCGGTGTGGCAATCAGCGCCACGTCGGTGCGGCTGTTGTCCGGTTCCTGCTCGGCGTAGAAGTTGACCAGCCGCGTGTTGCTGAGCGGCGGCGATGGAAACTGATAGCTCTCCATCGGCAGCGGAATGCGTCGCATACCAGACGCGGAAGGTGCAGGAGCCGGTGCTGCGGGGGCCGACCCAGACATACTAGGCAGTTACCAACGCGCCAGAGCAAACAGAAATCCAACCGACGCCGTTGCTCCAGAAGACCGGAACTCCGGTTCCCGCCCCGACGCCCTCACCTGGCTTGCGGCCGTTCGAAGCGAACATCATACAGCCCTGGTTCGCAGCGTTCATCGTAGGAAGTGCCGCGACCGCCGCCTGGTCTGGCAGCAGAGGCACCAGGAACTGCACCAGCGTCGCATTGGCGCCGCCACCCGGCGCAGTGCCATTGCTGACGCCCACCAGCACGTTGCCGTGGTTCTGGCCGCCAATGGCCAGCAGTCGCGTCGGAGCGACAATAGGCCCGAATGTAGCATCTTGCGAAAACAATCCAGGCTGAACTACGGTCGGAATGCAACCGCTCACGTAAGAGCCGGTCGTCTCGTAGTACAGCGTCGCCGGGTCGGTGATAATGACCGCAGGCGGCCCGTCCATCTGGCTGAACCTGATGCGATTGTTGATCGACGGCGTAGTGCCGCCCAGCGCCCGGATCGGCGCCGCAGTTCCCACCGTCGTGTCAGCGCATATGTGGCCGATGAAGTCGTTGTTCTGCGCCCTCTTACCACCCGTAGACGTGCCGTTCAGCAAGATTCCTGTACCCGTTCCGGGCGTCAGGCGGCTAGACCCGCAGTTGATGAAATAGTTGTCATCGCCATGAACGATGGTGAATGCATCGGCGTCCTGGTGGAAGCATTGCACGTTGTCATAGATGAAGCCGCTCTGCCCAAAGCCTGCCGTGGTCCCGATAAGCCCGTCAATGACCACGCCGCTGCCGCTTGCCGCACAGATGATATTGATGTTACGGAAGGAGCATCTAGCGCCCCAGCCAAGGTCCGTGGTGGCGGCCGTGTATGAGTAGATGCCAGCACCCGTGCATCCTATGATGTTCAGGTTCTCAAAGAACCCATTGGACAGGCTACCGAGCAGCAAGCCGCCGGAGGCGCTGTAGGCGCAGTCGATATTCATATCCCGGAGACCGACCGCGTAGATAAACTGCCCACTCGGCACGACCGGAGAGACGCTCACCATAGTCCCGCCGACCGAGCCTGCCCACCGGATCGTTGAACCCCCGAACGGCTTGCCGCCAAACACGAAGTTACCGGCGCATTCCCCGCGCAACTGAACGTTCGGCGAGGTGATCGTGATTGTGTTGGTTATCCTATAGACGCCGCGCGGGAAATATACCGTCCCGCCCGCACCGTTCGCCACCACTGCCGCAATCGCTGCGTTGATAGCAGCCAGGTCGTCGTTCGCGCCATCAGCCTTGGCACCGAACTGCTGTGGTGTCGTGAAGAACCCAAGCGCCGAGCGAATGTAATCCAGGATTGCAGAGGCGTTGACACGTCCCGTGCCGCTCCTCTCCATGACGAACTGAGACGCATCGGTGATCGGCGACACATCCGGCAAAGCCGGGATGTTGAAGGTATGGATCGGGAATGCAGTGTAATCCATCATGCCACCAGAATTGAGCCGCCGTTATCGATCCCCGATCCGTCGTCCGTCGTAATCACGGTCGGTGTCATAAGCCGCACGCCAGCAGACATGACGTGAAGATTTCCCCATGCCAACTGCGCCAGCTCAGCGCCATGGTTCCAATCCAACTGGATCGACCAGGCGCAGCGGCGCGGCCATGACGCCATCGTGCCAGGCGGGAACCGGATAACGAACGTGCCCACCAGATCGCCCATGACCCCTGTTCCTACGAACAACGGCGACGACTGGCTGTTCCACCATGCGCCATAGTCCCACGACCGGCAGTAAGTGGCAGCGGGCCAGATATAGAGCGTGAGAGCCGGACCACCGAGGCCACCACTGAGGTCTAGGGCAGCGCCTGTCGGGTCGTCGTTCTCGATGATGGACACTTCAAGCGCCAAGCTATCGGACGCTCCCAGCACCAGATTACGGCGCGGAATGTGGATAGGGTTGCGGTGGTAGGGCAGCACGAGAGATTGCGTGGTCATGCAGCTCCACCGATCACCCGCATAGGACGGTCCGCGTCCTGCTGCTGAGGGCTAGCGTCGCGCTGCAACTCCTGTAGCAATTCGTGCATGACGAACGTCTCGACGCCGCGCAGTTCGGTGCGCTTTAGAAATTCGATGGCCGCGCGGGCAAGCTCTGGGGTCATGCTGAGGTGCTATCCGTTACCAGATTGGCTGCCACGAGGGCCGTCAGCAGCGACGCTAGGGCGGCGTTGCTTCCCTTAGCGCCAGTTACGGTCGGCTTAGTATCCGGCAGCGTGAACCGCTCCGTCGCGCCGACCATATACCGCAGCCGTGGCGTGCCGCTCGTGGTATATTGCAGGTAGTTTCCGGCCGCGCTGTTGAGCGCCGCGCCTCCGGCAAAGTCCACGATCTGCCCGGCCGTCATCCGCACCGATGCCACCGGATCAGTATAGCCGAATGGCACAGAGGCCCCTCGCGAGTCGAACACAGAATATGTGTTCATGGAGTTGCCTACAGAGAATACACTAGACACGAAGAACTTCGTCGCCGCCGAGTCTCCACTGACCCAGATGCCATGCGCAAAGTTTGACAGGTTGTCTAGACTGGCATTCGATCGGTTTGCCGTTAGGTGAACGATGTTGCGAATGCCAACCCCGCCGTAACTCTCCGAGTTTGTGGCGTCGTCTAGGTTGTTGGCCCGCACGGCGATCTCGGCACCCACGAACCCATGACCATTCAGGCTGCTGGTAAGGCCCGTGTCGTCGAGTGTAACCGTCTGGATGGCCCAACTAAACGCGCCCGCGTGCTTGCGCACAGTAGACTGGATACCGACCATGCCACCGCTGTCTGAATCGGCGTAATTGTCTCCGACTACGGCAAGGCTCCATACCGAGTTGGTGTTTCCCAGGTTCTGCTGAGTGACGACGCTGATACCACCGCAGATGTCGTTGACGCTGCCGCCAGTAACATCCGTCTGGATCATGTCAACGCGCAGCGTGGCGCCTGGCCCTTTCAACGCGCTCCGCTTACCGAAGTATTTGTTGCCGTTGAAGAAGCCCTCGGTCACATCTCCAGGCATTCCGATTGTGACGATGGGCGACGCTCCTCCTGGGAACGTTGTGCCGTCCGTCTGCCAAAGGACTGGCGTAGCAATCCCTCCGGTGATGCCGTTGGGGAACTTCAGTTGCCCGCGTGGGACCTGGATTGTGCCGTTAAGCAATGCCGCCGAACGGGTGGCGTTGAACGCGGCCAGGTTGTCCGTCACGCCATCCAGAACCGCGCCGAAGTCCTTGACGTTCAGCCAGTCGGCAAAGCGGTCTGGGATCGTCCTGGGCGTTGTGCTGCCGGTTGCAATGATAACGCCGGCATCTCCAGGCTCTCCCTGTGGCCCCTGTTCTCCGGGGGTGCCGGCAGGCCCCTGAATACCGCGCCATTCCTCTCCGCTTGGATCGTTCGGAATGGACGGGGGCGGCAGATAGCCGCTGAAGAACGGATCAAAGCTCATGACATGCTAATCATGCCGCCGTTGTTCCAGGTCACGCCTGGGATCGGCGGTAGCGTTTGCGGCAGCGTGCTGAAGTCAGACGGATTTCCGGGAGGGCCCTGGGGGCCTTGGGGACCCACCGCACCATTGGTTCCGTTGGTGCCAGGCGTCCCCTGTGGCCCTACCCATTGCGCCGGCTCAGGCGGCCCCATGTCTGTTACGTAGCCGGAATAATGCAACCTGTAGACCATCAGAAATATTCCCCCACAACCCTCTCGCCACTCGTCGGCAGCGCGATGTACTGCGCCAGCGCCCGGTTAGCCTGTCGGTCGTCGTTCGGATCAGGCTTTTTATCGAACAGCGGCGCCAGGGTGTTGGCCGCGAGCAGAACGTAACAATCCGCAACCTCGTCCGGTATGTCCTGGGTACTCCAGTTCGCCAGGCCCCGCGCCATAAGGTCGTTGTGGACGCCCATGATCGCGTCCTTAGCCTGGTCCTGCGCCGACATGACCAGCGCGAAGCGGCGTATGCGGCCCTCCAGCATGGCGTAGACCTGCGGGTCAGACGACTTGCCGAAGCTGGACGCCATGATGGCGGCGGTCATCTTGGTATATTCCTCGCCGATCGCGTCGGGGATACCCGTGTCGTCCCACCAAGCCAACGCCTGCGACACGATGGATGCATGAACCGCGTTGGCCTTGATGACCGCGTAGGCGTGGTCGGCGGTAGATGGCGTTTCGTCCGATGCGATCACCCCAAGCTCGATCAGGGCGTTGTCGGCAATCAGCGTGATCGGCAGGCCCTGTGTCAGAGTCTGCCGATCAGCCAACGGGACGATAGCCACGCCCAAGCGTCGAAGCGCCATTTCCCCCAGCGTGGCTACGTCGAGCGTCACGTCAATACCGCAGCATACCAGCGCCGAGCTTCACCTTGCCGGCGTCGGTCGTGTCGCTCTTGGGTGTCGCTTCCACCTTGGGCTTGGCCGGAGCCGGTTTCGCAGCCTCTGCCAGCATCTCCTTGCGCTTTACGGCTACGTGCTTACGCGCCGCATCGAGACGACTGGCCATCGCATCGTCGTCGCCTTCTGTCGCCGCCGCCATACGCGCCAAAGCCTCGTCACGCGCCTGGGTGTTCTCCACGATGTTGTCGAACAACAGGCCACGCTGTGCGAGCGAGGCAACTTCAGCGTCAGTCAGAGGTTCGTCGAGTTGGGTTCCGCTCATTTGCTCTCTCCTAAGTGCTTAAGCGTCGCCAACAGCCGTGGTAACGATCGTAAATACGCCGTTATCAACCGGCGTGGTCGTGTCGACGGTGGCGTGCTTGCCAAAACGGAGCTTCTGCACGCCGCGGATTTCCATTATGCCAGCGCCATGTTGAAATCCGTAGTCGCGATTGTTGGTCCTCGCCTGGGTCTTTTGTGCCCATGCGATGCCCACCGCCTGCGCCCCGCAGAGGAACGTGAACGCCGTATCAAGCGTCGCGTGCGCGTTGGTTCCGCCTCCCGCATACACCGGAATCTCCGGTATTTCCCGCACAACCATGCCATCCCATAGCAGGTCGCCGCCGGCGAACAGCGGATTGCTATCGCCGCGCGTCTGGGCGTACTGGTTGGCCGCAAGAACATTGGCGTCCTTACGGAAGTCACGGAAAACGAGGCTGGGCATCAGGGCCACATACCATTCCTCGCCGTTTTCGAGGCGGATAGGCCGGATATGCGGGCTTGCGGTACGAGCGCGGCGCTTGGCCAACGACAGCGTGGCCGCGGTCATCAGGTCGGCGGTGTTGTCGAGCGTCGCCATAGAAGTTGACCAATCGTTGGACACCGAGTTCGCGACTACGGCCCCGAATTGAATTCGGTCAGTATTGTTGGTCAGCCATGAATTGCACTGAGCATCAGTGACAGCGCCGAGTGCTCCGCTCGTGCTGCCGTCGATGGTGATTGCACCGAGGGCCGCGATAATATCCGCACGGATTTTTTCGATTGCCCAGTCCATCAGCCCGTCACGACCGGCCTGGAGCAGATCGATGACGGATTTCTGCTCGTCCCAGTCGGTGACCGCGATGGCGTGGCGGACGACATCGACAGTGACCTTGAGGGAGCGCGCGTTCAGCGTCTCCTCTTGGCCTTCTAGCGTCGTGTTGCCGGTAACGCCTGCTGCGGTCAGTCGCCGGACAGCTCCGAACACGACCGAATCGCCAGGCTTGCGCGTTAGATCGTCGCGAAGCTGGATCATGGACGACGCAGTGGTGCCCATGTATCTGGTGAATTGGTTGCCGCGGATGTATTCGCGGAAGAAGTCAGTAGACCATTGCGATGGTGTAAGACCGGCGCGTGCGGTCGTCACCACCATGTCAGCCGTGGCGGTCATGGTTGGGGTTCCTGATAAATGGGATATGTGTCGGGAACGCCCGCGATTAGTCCGGCGACGACTTCAGCCGATGTAGCTCGGCTGCGGCTCAACGCCCGATTAACGATCCGGCGACGATCAACGCACGCAACGCCCGAAAGTGCCCCGGCGACGGGTTAGCGACGATGGCCCAGCACATCCTGCAAAGACGGGTCCCCGGTGAATACCGAGGCGCTGCGGGACGCGACGCTGCGCGCTGTGGCGAGCGAGCGGGGCATATTGGCAATAACGGTCTGCGCCTGCGTCGGCTGCTGCGGCGCACTGGCCTCGGCTTCCCACTTGGCGCGCTCCTCGGCAATCAGCCGCTCGCGGAACGACGCCGGATCGTCGCCGACATCGCGCAGCACGCGAAGCCGGTCCACCTCTTTGACCAGCCAGGCATACGGATGGGCCTGCGCAGCGAGCTTGCCGCCCAGCGTGGGGTCCGCCTCCATGGCGCGTTTGAAGTCGGTCACGTAGCCGTCGAGCTTCTCGGTGCCGATCTTGTCGCGGACCATCATCTCGGAGAAGTTTAGCCTTTCGTTCAGCATCGCGTGCTGCTGGCGCACGGTAGCCTGCTGGATGTAGCCGATGGGATCGACATTCGGGTCTGGCAACTGCGGCAGCGTCGGCACTGGTTGCTGCGGCGCAGGCGGCGGAGCAGCGGCGGCGCGCTTCAGCTCATCAAGCTGCTTGCGTAGCTCGGCCGCCTCGGTCTCGTGCCTGACCGCACGCTCTTTCCAATCTTGCCTTCGACGCCGCTCGGCCTCGTATGCATTCCTAGGAACGATCTCATCGCCCTCACGTGGCGCGGGCGGATCGGCTTCCGTCTCCTCCTCGGGCTTGGATGCGGCCTGGGCAGGCTTGGTCTCCGGGGGTGGTGTTGGTGCCTCTGGCGCAGCTGGAGCCGCCTGCGGCGCCTCTGTGGGCGCTGCTGCGGCCTCTGCCGGATCGGCCAGGAATGCATCAAGTTCCGTCTGAGCCACGCCTACCATTCCCTTCCCGAATAAGCCTGGGCCGTTGTTGCCCCGAAGATGCTCAATGCCGCGCCTGGTGCGACGGCCGAGGCGGGACTGCCGCACGCGAACTGGCCGCCGGCCGGAACCTTGATGCTCGGCTGAGCCGCCGCGGCGGTGCCCTGGTCGTTAATCCACAGATCGCCTGTCGAGAGGTTCTGCACCACGCAACCGCGGCGGTTCGGGAAGGCCGCGGCGAGCGTCTGCGCCACACCACCCGATGTGATGGTGCCGCTGATCGAGTTCATCGTCACGGTGTTCTGGGCCTGCGCCGGCAGCAGCATCAGCAACAACGCCGCAAGCGCGCCACCGAAGATTTTGCCGGCGGTCACGGCCACGAAAATGCCCGTCTTGCCCGCCGCCAAACCAACGCCGGTATCCGTAGCCACGCCGTTAATCGTGCTGGTTCCCGCACCGAATACCTGGGCGTCAGCCGTGCCAGAGTTGGCTATGATGCACACTTGTCCGGGTGTCATCGCCGGCAGCAACACAGAATCCGCCTTCGTCGCGACCACCGATACGTTACTCACCCCGGCAGTGAGCGGCGTGCCGTCAGCGTGCGTGCCGCTGGCCTTTGCTGTGATCGTATCCGCGGCACTGAGCGACAGAGGGCCGGACAGCACGACATGGCCCAGATTGGTAGTCGAGGCCGCGAGCGTCGCTGCGTCTACCGCATCCAGCGCGGCGGCGTAGGCAACCTCTTGCGTCGTGGCAAAGGGGGCGGTCTGCCTGGTCATGTGGTCTGCCTCTTCATATCGCCGAACGCAGCATCGATGTCTTTGCGCAACTGCCAACGCATCAGCGCCAGGTTACCAAGTCTGAGCAGTTCATCGACGGCCTTTTGCTCGTCCCACTCTGCTGTAGCAACACGACGCAGCTCGGCCACGTAGTCGCGCAGTTCGCTCATGGGTTCGCCTTTGGTGGTGGAGGCCGCATCGCCGCGGCCGCTTGCGCCATCTTGTGGAGAACTGTGGCCTGGTTGACGTGCGCCGCCGTCTGCTTCTGCCGCAAGTCGGCCAAGTCATGAGCATTTTGTAGAACCGGATGCATCTGCGGCTCTACCGTGCCCGGCGCGGATGGCGGATCGGGCGCCACGTTCGGCTGGCCGAATGGCGGTGCGCTGAACTCGCTGTGGATGTTGTGTATCCGCTCTGCCGCCAGGGCCCCATCAGCCGCTGCCTTGGCCTGCGTCGCCTTGACCTGCGCCTCGGCGTGCGCCTGCACTAGCGGGGCCTGCGCGGCCTGCTGCTGCTGCATCTGCTGTTGGTGCTGCTTCATCCGGTCAAGCAAGTCAGCCTTGTTGCGCAGCGAGGACGCAGCTATCAACACGTCGCCCGGTATCAATCCAGGCTGAACGCTGGCGAGCTGCACGAGCGTCTGGAAGGTTTCAGCCTCCATCGTCGGCAGGTTCTGGCCTTCCTCGACGGTAATATCGACATCAAGATCGGTGATGTCGTTCTCAATACGGATGACCTGCTGCAATCGCGGATCGCCCGGCACAATGCCCATACTCTGCATGGCAATAGCACGCTTCGGTGCCGGCATAGCCGCCAGTTCGTCCTGCACCGTCACCGGCCGGTTGATGCCGACCCACTTTGTGTCGTTCAGGCTGTCAGTCACCCGAACCCACTTGCCGCCTGTCCAGTACTCCCGCGCCGCCATCCAGCACATCTCATAGACGCGCCTCGACCACATACGCAGGCTGTCAGCCAGCGGCTCGTTCTGCACCGCGCCGCCCGCCTGCTGCGCTAGGATCGCACGCCCGCTCAACTCGCGCGGATCAGTGCCCGACATCGCCGCATTTGGGCCGGATAGCTGCAGTTCCTGCGTAGCGTGTTGCAGCAACTGGAACTGCCCGGTTGCCAACTCGCCCCCCGGCAGCACTTCGAACTTCATACCGGGCGTGACTTCGACATAGCCGTCTGGCCGCGCAATCTCTCGCCGCGCCTTGTCCACGTCCTTGACCGCGCCTTGCTCGGCAATGACCTGATGGACGCTCAGAAGGTGCAACGACTTGCTGCGGCGCTTGTTGATCTCGTCCTGTAGGCTGATCCAGCCGCGCACCGCCCCGTATCGCCAGTTGTCGCGCGTGATATACGCCGATTGAAGGATCAGGCTACATGCACTCTTGCCGCGCCGATCCTTGAACGGCGACAGGCGCGGTTCATCGACAATACCGCCCTTGGTGTATGTCGCAGACCACCACGTTCCCTGCTCATTCCAGTGGCATTGAACAACGCGCGTCCGCTCGCGCCGGCTGTCGAGCCATGTCGCGTGCGACGGCCTGTCGTCATACGTGCCGCCCATCTGGCCGGAGAATGCCGCCTCGATCTCGTCAATGGCGTGCGGATACATCTCCTCCAGTTGATCGCGATCCATCCAGATCACGATGCCGAGGTAACGCGCATCGGCGAAGTCGATGGCACGTGAGTGCGGGTCCCACCACAGCCGCTCCCACGAGACATGCGTCAGCCGAATATCAGCGCCGCCCTTGCCGTCGTCCTCGAGGCTGCATTCAATACCGCCCGCGCCCTCGATCAGCATGTTCTCGAACACGGCGCTGCGCAGCACGGGAAAGTTGTTATCGTCGTCGATGTAGCGCAGGGCCTGTGTCGCAGCGGTGGCGCGGTCTTCCTCTTGCGGCGTGCGGGGGAATGCCTTGGGATCGGTGCGCGCCTTACGCTCCAGGCCACACAGCAACTGCACCTTGTCGTGGATTTTGTTGATGACCACGGCGGGCTGACCGCGCAGACGCAGCGCGTCTAGCTCGGCCTTGGTCCATTGCGCGTGGTCGTAGTATTCGCGGTCGCGCTCGGACAGTTCGCGCGGGTTGGTCGATGCGCGTTCGGCTTCCTCGAACCAGCGGACAAGCCGATCGTGCAGAGCGTTCATGTCGCCGGGGTAGACATCGACGACTGGGCCGCGCTGCTGCGCGCTGTAGTCCGATAGCTGGGTGACGGATGCGCTCACGACGTGGTCAGCACTTCCCGCCCTTGCCCGGCTTCATCGGCATGTCCTTCGGCTTACGTGCCATGTGTTGCCTCCTCACTCACTGCTCATCCGCCGATGCGCTCAAGCCCGCATCCCTGGGTCGGTCGCCGCTGCGTTCATCGCATCGCGGAACCACTGCGTTACGAACGCCAGGCGCTCGGCATCGCTGCGCACCACGATGGGCTCGGCCTCGGCGTATGCTACCAGGAACTCGCGCGCCCAAAGCTGCGGGTCGGTGCCGACCTCGCGGCGGAACTGTGCACCGGACATGTGATGTGGCTCGTCGGTCATGTCATGCCCCGTGGATGATCCTTCGCACCTTATCGCTGCCAGATACGACTATGAGATCGCTAACGCCGCATTCACAGGTTATGTCTTCGCAGAACCGCTTTGCGTGCCTAACTGGTATTAATACCGGCCAACTGCGTTTGCACTTGGGGCATCCTAGGAGAATGATCCTTGGGTCCTTACCCCATCCATCCAATTGCGCTCCGGATAGTTGTTCTATCCCGTTCATCCCTGGCGGCAGGGTATTTACATAATACTCGATATACACGAGTTCGCCGGTCACCGGCTGAACTTCAGCGCACGTGGTGGGAAATCCACGACGTGCGACTTGCCGCGCATATCCTCGCACAATTCGGCAATCAGTGTGCGCAAATCCGCGATCTGATCTTCGAGGCCGGAAAACATCTCCTCGACTGTGCGCGGCTGTTCGGGGGAGTATAGCCGGCGCTCCTCGTCGGTCATCATGCAAAGCTCCTGCTCAGTGGACGGCGGCTGAACCGCCATAGCTGATACACTTGGGTGCGAAGTGGCTGCATCTTCTGCCGCTTCGCGTAGTCGCGACGGCACCATAGACACTGGCGGACTGATGCCAGAACGCGATGCCTGCCGCGAACGGTCATAACCCGCTTGAATGACCACCGCTTTGGTCTGAGCAGCCACCGAGAACGACGGCGGTTCAAGCCACCCGCCATTCTTCCACAGGCTCCGACGCACCACCGAAGGCAATATCCCAACTGTCCCGCTTCGGCTCTGGCGGCTTAATCGGCTCCATCTGGCGCCATGCCATCGCCAGATACCTGAAGCTGTCAGATGAATGCGACGACCAATCATGCCGCGGTCGATCAGTGAACGCCTTGCGCCGCTCGTCGTAGTCGGCACGGTATGCGCGCAATGCCTCCAGTCCGTCGTGGCAACGCTCTGCATCGAACCAGCAGGAGCCCAGCGTGACGCGCGCAGCGTTGATGCCATCCATCACGTTCTGCTGCGGCAAGATGCGCGGCATCCTGTTGGTCAGCGCACCCAGCGTTTCCCACAGCGACCGGCCGCTGCCTAGCTGGCGCGCCTGTGCATCGTGCGGCAGGTACTCAGTTTCGTAGCGATAGCCGCGCGATGCGAGCACGGCGGCGTAATGCGGCAGACCGTGGCCCGATGCTTCGTAGTGGTCGATCACCCGAACGCCATCGCGCGAGATTTGGAAGAACCAGATGGCGGTTGAATCGCCGATACCTAAATCCCAAGCTGTATATACAGGCAGGATAGGATCATATGCGACTTTCGTGATGCGGCCTGCGGTCTCGGCTTCTGCGAGTTCCTTACCGAAGTATGACCCGAGGATCGCTGCGTCGAACGAGCATTCCAGCTCCTGCTGATACTGCTCGGGCGTCAGCATCGCACGCATGTCGTCCAGCTCATTCTGAGGGACGATGCCAGTCTGCGATGCACGCAACACCAACGAGAACCAGTCGGGCGACTTCTCAGCGTATTCATGCACTCGCCAGAAATCGTTGCGCCCCTTCGGTGTTCCGATGAACACTGCCCATCCCTGGCGATCAGCTAGCGACGGACGCAGCACCTCGGGCCACGCACGCGGGTCGATGTCGGCGTATTCGTCGATCACGATGGCGTCGGCATAAGAACCGCGAAGCCTGTCGAAATTATCGGCGCCGTATAAACGAACACGCGCCCCGTTAGGAAAAACCACCATGAGGTCGCTCTCGCGCTGTTCTACGCCAGGAATGCCTGACGTGAAGCGCTTTAGGTAGGACCAGCAGGTGTCCTTCGACTGCGTATATGTTGGCGATATGTAGCTGAACCTGCCATCGGTTTTCTTGCATCGTAGCGCCGCATCGATCAGGTCCATCACGCAAGCGACAGTCTTGCCAGCTCGACGGTGCGCCACAATGCACGCCCAACGTTGCTTGCGCTGATGGAACGGCACAAACTGCGGGCGGGCTTCGTAGCCTAGGTTGATGCGTTGAGGTCTGCTAGCCAATCAGTCCACCCTTGGAACTCCGGTGATCACATGAATTGCTAGCGGTCCACCATCTTCCCCTGTGTGAGCCGTGACAGCGAGATCGGGGATCGTCTTCTTCAGCAGCCCCAGCGCGGCACGGACCTGATCGGAAGTCATCCGGATGGATTCTTTGTCGTCTAAGGCAAATGCGTTCAAACGGTTGACGAGCTGACTGGTCTGGATTTTCGACCGGGTCATTTCGTCGTGTTTTGGGCTTAGGCGGGCAGCCAACTCACGCGCTCCTAACCATCTCGGAAGCGGTCACTTTTCCGTCAGTTACGGACAATCGCAAGATAGTTGCGCCGTCTTTTGCGCCGACAATGCAGAGGTCGCCTGATGCGATCGTTTCGGCGGCGCCATTCCAGTAATCAGCTGCGGTAACTGCGGAGCGTGGATCTTCGTCGCAGTTGTAAATCCAGACTGAGAAGCCCTGAGCGTATGCGAGGCAGCCTAGAGTGTCGGGGGTGAAGGTCATCGTGGTTCTAGCCAATGCTGCGGGACGGTGATCTCTTGCAGTGCGCCGAAGCAGAGGACGGCGACGCGAACGCCGCGGGGCCGTAGTTCGATCACCACTGCGTCGTGACCAGTGAAAGCCCCGTCCCGTAGATTGCATGGGGCGCCAGGCTGCCAGGATGCACCGGGCTGGTGGATGTTGCGACGAGCGTCCTCACCGGCCTGTAGCGCCTCGACAATGGGGGTAGCAACGGTGGCTGGCCTGCCCTGGTCCATGAGGAGACGAGCGACGCCGCGCGTGTTCTGGACGGGCGTCCATGGGTCGCGAGGACCGAGAGCGACAAAGATATAACCCTGGAACAGCGGGACATCGACCTGGCGCGTGAGGGTTCGGAGGACTGGGTCACGGCGTCGGACGCGGATGAGAGGGAGGTAATGGGCATAACCTTGGCGTCGGAGGTTTTCTGCGGCCCAGCGTTCGGCTTGGGGGTGCGTCTGGCAGACGTGCCATGAGACGCTACCGCTAGGCTCGGGCGCCGATCGAGGCTGGCGCCACGTCCCTTGGTGGTTGGTGTCTAACCGGGTAGATGGTTGGGTGTCAAGCACGGTCATCGTACTCCGGCATATTGTCCAGGATTGCGTTTGCGATGCATTGGCGCAGGCATTCCCATTCCTGGACGTTCATGCGGACCTGTGGCTGGGCTTTGGAGAAGGCTTCGGCTGCCTGTTCGGCGATGTCGTCAACAAAGTCGCTCACGGCACCCCCACATGGCCCGTTCCTGGGCTGTGAGCGTCGCTGGCTGACCTGATAGCTCCGTGCGGGTCTATGACGCCGTCCGGCCCCTGATAGGCCCACTGCGCGCTCCTAGGGGCTGCGCGCGGCATCCCCTGCATTGCCTCTAAGATCGGCACCTGAGCGTCGCGTAGGGCGATGACCAGGTCGATGGTGTAGAGGTGGCTCCGGCCGGCTGCCTGGCACACGAGGCCGGCGAGGGTTTCGACGAGATCGCGTGCGGCTTCGGCGGGGGTGGTCGGGTTGAGGCGCTCGACGAGGGCCTGGAGGACGGCTGCGGGTTCGGTCATCTGCCCCCCCATGCGTGCGGGAAGCCGGCGAGGGGGAGGAGCCAGGAGACGAGGATCAAAACCAGCAGCAGCAGCAGCACGAGCTGCACGATGAGCGGGAACGGCGGCGGCAGAGGGAGGAGCTGGACGATGTACCAAACGATCCCGAATACCAGCAGCAGGACGAGGAGTTGGATGAGCAGGCCGATCATGTTGCGGCTCCTGGGTCGGGGCGGGTGGCTACCAGCGCCGGCCGCGGGCGTTGCCTTGGGTTGCGCATCCCGGACGCACGCCAGATCGCCGCCAGTTGCTCAGGGGTAAGCACTGCCAGCTTCCGAGGCTCCAGGGCATGGGCTGCGGCCTTCTTGGCGCGGGTGACGGCTTCGAGGTCGGCGATGGCCTGGCGAGCTGTGTCGGCCGCAGCGACGCGCTGCGCATCGGTCGGTGGTGGGTGGAGTTGGATGACCTCTGCGATCATGTGGCCACCTCCGGCACGCGACGTTCGGCCTCGGCGAGAGAGATGCCGAGAAGCTCGGCCATCTGCTGGGCGGGAGAGCG